GCTTGTCTTATACTTCTTCTATTTCTTCGACTAAGGATTCAGCAATTAATTGTTGAGCGCTTACCCAATCTGCGTCAAATTATTCGTCAGAGGAATCAGTGTTATCTGCTGGAGTTTATTCTTCAGCAGCTTCATCTTCCGGTTCTTCAACAGCAGGTTCCTCTGCTGGTGTTTCTTCCTCAGTAACTTCTTCGACTTCAGTTTCAACATCAATAGTATCAGTTGAAGCCTCAGCTACCTCTTCTGTTTCAGCTTGTTCATCTTCCACAAGTTCTTCTTCTACTTCTAACTCCAAAGCACCCTCAGTTCCGACATTTCCGATGAACTCATCAATCTCGGTCCAAGCGTCGTTCAAGTCGTCTGCGACTGCACGAAGTGCTTCGGTGGCTTTAACGCCTAATTTCCTACCATCTTCGCCGCGGAGCATAGCTATTGCTTTTGCTCTTGCGACTAAGTCATCCAATGCAGCAAGCACATCTATGACTTCTTCAGAGAAAGACTTGCTGTCTTCCTGTGAAACTTCTAAATCTTCGTTTGATGATTTTTTACCATCATCATACTCTTTCATACATCTCCCTCCGTCATGGTATTTACATGACTTCATTTCATCTTCATCATCTCCATAACCTTTGGCTTTCTTGCTTTCGCAGTTACCACAGCACTCATCTTCTGAACCTTCTTCTGGGTCATTTGCTATCTCTTTCAATAACTCAGTATTTGATTTAATAGCAAGAGTGTATGTATCTTGATTTGCACCAACTAGTACAGGAGAGACTTCATAAACAGTAAGGTCTTTAAGATACCTTGCGTTTGTTTCTTCGCCTTCTTTATCTTCAGCTTTGGCAAAGTCAGAATCATTAACTTTGTAACCGAATGACCATTGTTGCATGTCACCCATGTTCTTTACTAAGTTATAAGCTTCTTTACCAGACTCGGTATCCATAAAGAACTCGCCTTTGAAAACTGCTTTATCGTCGTCTTGAGCGATAGTTCCTTTTCCAATTGGCATATCCCATTTGTGAGACCATACCATTGGGACTTGGTTATTTTTAAAACCAGACTTGACAGCTCCCGGCATAACAACATCCCCATCACTGTCAAGGGAATTGAATATACTGAAAACCGCTTCTACTTGACCAGAGTCGTCTTTCAACTCTATGTCTATATTCTTAGATTCGTTATTCATACATCCTTCAATCTGTAATTGTACAATAGATTATTAAGATGTGCGTTTTAACTATTTTATACTATGATTTCGGGATTTAGTTTTTTATTGCCTAAAGTCTGATATAATTCTTAGCTTTGAGATAGGCATTGTTACTTTCCTATCAGTCTTTTGATGGTCTCCATTATCTAACCTAGCGTAGACCTGCATTGTTGCTTCGTCATCATTAACTGATGTCACAATACCATGAACAACTGAAGGTGGGTCTGGGTCTTTGTTGATTGACCAGCTAACTGCTTGACCAACTCTTACTGACTCTGCTTTGTTACCAGACTTCTTTGAGGATAAAGGGTGTGAGCTTGGAAGTAAATCTTGGTCATAAGGTTTTCTTCTAAACTTACCTGTTCTCAATGCTCTTAAAAAGCCATTAACTCTAGCCATTGCCCATTGCTCTGCTGAACTCACATTACCTCTTACTGAACCCGGATTGGTTCTGTAAGCACCTATTCCTCTGTTATATACCGCAATTAGCATACGAAGTGTTGCTCTATGAGTAGGATTCTTTTTATTATGGTCTTCTACTTTTCTAGTAAGACCTGCTCTAGCTTGGTCAGATATTGCTTTTAATAAATATTCCTCTGCTATATCAAGAGATTTTTTTCTTCTCTCTCTAATAACTTTTTTGTAGTCATTTACAACAGACTTCATTTGTGAAACTCCACCAGCTGTTACTCCACCCCATTTCATAACTGCAATAATGCCGTTAAGTCTATTATTTTTCTTATGACGATTCATAAAGCGTTCTCTTCTCTTAACCCAGTTAAGAACTGATTCGCTTCTATCTCCACCTTTATACGCTGTCCATCTATTAAAAGCGTCATTACCAGTAAATGAAGTAGGAGGGTTACCGCCGGTACCTGCTCTTCTCCAAATCTCTGGCCAGTTCTCTTTTAAATCTTTAACATAAGCGTAGCTTGGAAACTGTGAGTGTTGTGAGTTAGATAAACTTATCTTTTGATTATCACCACTTTTTGGAAAGTTAGTTATTTTCTTTGGAGCTTTTTCTTCTGGACTATGCAATTTATCGCCTTTTTCGTACATTGCTTCTGCTTCTTCTAGTGATACTTTGAGTTCTTCTATCTCTCCGTCTTTTTTAGGTTTGTGGACTGCGTCTAAATAATCTTGATGTGTAGCGCAAGCCATATAAAATTTATCTCCGTCTACTTCAATGTAGTGTGTACCTTCGCAACCTAATTCTTTAGCTCTTTCTTGTGCTTCTTCAATAGTTGTGTAAGTATCTTTCATCAAAGCAGCTGGTTCTTTTTTATTATTTAAAAAGTTTTCTGCTTCTTGTCTTGTGTCAAAGCATTTAATAATTTCGCCGTCATCATGACTTATAACACAGTAAGCACCATTAGGCATTTCTGCAATATATTTTTCTTCACTTAAATAAGTTGGTGTTGGTTTAGGAACATCTTCTCTTTCTACTTCTGGCGGTAAGTCAATGGTTGTCAATTTACTTTCTTCATCATCATTGTTTGCCGGTGCAGGTTGTTCAGTAGGATTATCATTAAGAAGTGGTGAACCATCTTCTGTAACTTGAATCATGTTAAGAGGTCTTAAATAAACATCATGTCTATTGTCTGCCTCTAGTCCTACGACTTTTCTAGCTTCGCCAATTGTTACCCAACCTCCTTGTACAGCAGTATTCATGCGTTTATAGAGATTGTCTTTGTCATCAGCTAGTGCTCTAACATTTCCGATATCATACTCACAGTATTGATTATCGTTTCCGCCGAACTCTGGTCGTAACAATTGATGAGTCAGTTCTTGCGCAACCATGTTCCACATTGGGACCATTTTTGACTCGGTAAAGAACTCTCTAAGTTCTTTTGTATTTGAGTAGGTCGCCGAATCCAACCCAGCTCCGAGGCCGGCGAGAACTGCTGGAACGCCAAGAACTGCTGACACTCTTTCCTCTGGGATTCTTCTTAATTCGGCTAACTTCATTTGGTCTGGAGAAAAAGATACTATTTCAACATTCATAGCACCGGATAAGACCATAGGCGCACCTCTGTTCTTACCACCAAACTTTTGCTTATACATGTCAGCAATAGCTTCAGCTTCTTCTCTAGTTGGGCCACCCATTTGGTCATCTCTTGGAGAGAGGATTACTCCGGGTACCGCCATGTTGTGTAATAAAGCTGCGGTGTATTGTCCAGCAGCTTCATCTCCTGCTATTTCTCTTAGAACGCCTCTAAGGGGAGCAAGACCACGCCTCATGTTACTTGGGTCAACATTTTGGCGTAAGTGAACCATATCTTTCTTTTCTATTCTTACAGAATCTTCCCCTTGTACGCCACCTTGTGGTTGATACTGGAAATGAGTAATAAGCTCATTTTCGTTTCCTTTTGCTTCAACTAAGTGAGGCATAAGGGGAACTAGCTCAACGACTTGACCTCTTGCATTTCTATTTTTGTAAATGAAAGCGTCACCGTTGGCATTTAAAGATGTGACAATATAGTTTGCTAATAATTGTTGTGTCATGTAAGGATTAGGTCTTCTTATAAGATTTGCTAATGGGTGATTCATATCTTGTGCATAATCACCTTCGTTATTTCTAGTAGCAATTAAAAGACCCGGTTCTGCAAAAGCTGTAGCTAAAACATTAAGACATGCAATAACAGCAGAGTTCCCAGTTCCGTCACCTAGTTCTGCTAGTTTTTTATGGTCGAAATAACCAGACTGGGTGTTGTAACCCATTACTGCTTGATTTAAAAATGAATATTCAGATTGGTTTACAATTAAACCTTTTTGTTGTGCTTCTCTTCTAATTCTTGCGTCAGTTGGTGCATTCAACCAATCTAACGCTTTTGAAAACCTTGACTTCTCTTCAGCCATTAATACGCGCTCCAGCTTCTTTGTTCTTGCAACATTTGAACGCCGTAGGCTAAGGTATCGATAATATCATCATGTGCTCCGGCAGGGAAAGTCATAATTTCTCTCTCTACTTCTGGAAGCCAGTGTGTGTCTCTTAATAAATACACATCTCCAGATTCCATTCGAGCAGATAAAGGTAGTGCGCGTGTAACTTTGTCTTTATCCGTCTTGAGATTTCTAACACGAATACCAGCTCGTTGCGCCATCTGGATTATCGTGGTTTGAAAACCTTGGCGTTCTATACCTACATATTTTAGCTTATTTTTATCCATTGCGCGTTTTATCGCGGGAATAATGTCTGGACCTTCTAATTTAGCCCTAGTCATATCAATAACTAGTAATCTATTATCTGGAGTTCTTGCAAATGAAGTAATAACTGTAAAATCGCTATCTTTATTGGTTGTAGTAGCTAAATCAACAATACCAAACTTTTCTAAACTAGCTAAATAATATTCTGTGCCTTCAACTATGCACTTAAGATTTCCTGCCGGGTCTGGAACAATAGTAAAATAATTTATCCATTCCGGCTTTAACATACCTTGACCTGCGTCAACAAACTCTGCTAAATACTCTTGTGCAAAAACTATAGAGCCAACTTCTTTTCTAGCTGCCTCAACTTCTTCGGGGTCAATCATAGGATTGTCAGTAGTAGAGAATCTAAAGCGTTCCCAATTTTCAGATTCTTCTGCTTGTTCCCATAAGTCGTAAAACCAATTGTCTCTTCCAATAGGAGTTGAAATAAATAACGCAGAACCTTTTCTTTCTGTAAGAGTAGGTCTAAGAACTTCTGACCATACTTCGCCTTTGCAGAAAGCAGCTTCGTCCATAACTAGATAATCAAGACCCTCACCTCTAAGTCTTTGTGGATTATCAGCAGACCTAACACCAATAGAACCTCCGTTAGCTAAATCGATTTGCATGTTAGCTAAAGATACTTTTGGCTCTATCTCTCTAGGAAATGATTTTGCACTTGCAGCGATATCACGCCAACCAACTCTAGCAATTGAGAATGTAGGAGCAACCCACCAAGCTCTTCCACCTTTTAAGGCAACCTCCATACATAACTGAACACCAAGTCTTGTTTTTCCGAATCGCCTACCCGCGCAAAGAATTTTCCAACGAGCGTCTGAATCTTTTACTTTTTGTTGACCGCTATGTAAAGCAGGAAGTTTAGGAACATACTTGTTAGTCATAGATTTCCTTATACATCACAATAGGAGTATAAGGACCGACATACGCAGAAATAATATTTGTCTCAATATGTTGTATAGCGTCATTAACTGCTTCATCTTCTGTGCAGTCTTCATCTTCTAAAATGCCTTCTACAACAACATCAAGCATTGTGTAAAAATCATAGATAGCTTTTCCGTCTGTAGAAAAGCCTAAATATGCTTCTTCAAAATCATCAATGATTAGTGCTTCTGGATTGTAGTCCTTAAGTTCGTCATATACTTCACTCATTTCACTCTCCATTGTAGTATAAGAAATCCCTTGAGAAGTTCAGTGTATTCTCTTTTTGAACCCTGTCGTTGTCTGCCGTCAAAAATATCGTGATGTTCTTTGCAAAGCATACAAACATTCATTGGGTCGTCAGATATTTCTCTGTCGCGTCCACCCATACCCTTTGCTCGTAGATGAGCCATCTCTAGCCATTTTTTGGAATTGCAATTCGGCCACTCACATTTGTAATTTGCTCTCTTCAAAGCCATCTCCCTTAGCTCTGAAAGATTTTTCTTGCCGGTGCCTTCTCTTTTTTTCTGCCCCATACCGGATATACCAGAGTTTGCACTTCTTCTTTTTTTAAACTCCGCCCAAGTTTCATTTTCTGGGTCCCATTG